CTTTTAAAAAGAGTAAAGTTAATACCATTACACAAACGACTGACCAAACTCTGCGCCTTCCGAGTCTAGCCGTTGGCGACTCAGCTTTTCGATTTAAGATCGAACGCTTTTCTAGGGTAGCATGCCTGTCAAGGTTTCCGTTCATTTTGTGGTGTGTCGATAAAAAGGTTCAATAAGAAATAAATCCTCCTCTAGCCAAGTATCACTAAAACCTGTTCCCTCATTCATATTGACACCCATCCTAAATAAGTAGCCTCTGGATTATCTATCAGCCATTGCTCTCTCAGCTTGTTTTGATGCGCCCAATCAATATCACTCATTTGCTCCTAATCAATGCACAAGTATGGCAAGGCAACTCCCTAAACTGCCAATCACCACACTTGATGCATCGACTTACTTCACTATCAGGCACAGTTTCTGCATCTACAATGTTTTTTATCCCGACCGCACCGCAGGAAGTGCATTGGTAGGCTTTAAAACCTTCGGGCGTGTCTAGTTGATCTAGCCACAGGAACTCAACCTTACGACTACATCCATTGCACTTAAATAATGTCATGTATAATGCTTACTGCCTGCAATGACATTGTGAGCAAACCATATACATACCATCCCGCATTAGCCTGTCATCATTACATGCTATGCAAAACTCTGATGATGGCTCTAGCTTTACTCCTGCATCTGTAAATGTTGCAGTAAAGCCTGAGCCGTCAATGATTTGTAAATCACCCATTATTCACCTCCTTCGAAATACCAAGATCCTGCAGCTGTGAGTTTGTGCCAACGAGCATCACATTGTTGATCTTTGGGTGCGCTGCAAACATAGCCGTAATAAGGCTTGCCTGTCTTAGCTGTGCCTTCCTTAAGGATCATCATGCCATGTGTGCATTCTTGTTGTTGAGGTTGGGTCGGTATGGTTGCGATTGCATCCCCAACTGACCACGCTTGCGGTTCGCCCTCTGACTTAGCATCATCTCTAAATGATTTCCTAAGTGCCAATTCAATGAGCTGAGCGTTGCCACTTTTGCCATAATTGTTTTTAAGCGGTTCATTCTCTACCTTTCTCATATCATCTTTTGTTGCAGTCTTGTCAGACCCCTTGAGTATAATTATTGCCCTTCCAAGTGCTGATGTTGCAGTATCCTCAACATAAAACTTTTTCATGTTTGGAATATAAGTTTCCCTTGATCCAAATGCAATGTTGCTTACAGCTGGTGTTGCATCTTTTGCATCACGCCATAATGTTGCTTGCACCAAGATATAACCATTCACCGGATCATGGCTAACCACCGATATATCGGATCTGCCCATAGGATAATTGCCAATAAACCATTTGTTCAGGGTTGCCACATCCTCGTAATCGTTCATGTTAAATGCCATCATCTACTCCAAAATCATTTTCGTATTGGTCAAAAAGTTCGGAATAGATTGCTGCATAACCAATGATGTCTTTGACACTATCTTTGTGATTAGCGGTTTCAGACAGCCGGCTGACTTTGACAAGCAGTTGGCACATTGCGACCTGCATGGGCGATATGTAATCTCCAAGATATGCAGTCCAAAGTTCTGCGATCCGTTCGTGATTTGTTCGACTGCTTCCGTAAATCGATCCACGATCGGTAAGGATGCTTGCGCACTCATCTAGCAGCTTAACCCTGTTTGTCATAATCAAACACTTCGTCTGACTGCTGTTTAATGGTAATCATTCTGCGATGCATATCCCAACCCATTGCCCTGCCACGCCAATAACCCCGATTGTAAGTTTCGGTTTGCCATAAATTAAGTGCGTAGGCTAATAAGCCGGTTGCTATCATAAACCACAAAACTGTCAATCCGTTGATTTTCATACGCTCACCTGTATTTTGTCAGCGTAAGCCATTTGCCAATCAAAGCCATTTGCATCATCAATTGCATATCCGGCTTTAACACGATCTTTGTGCAGTTCAGCTGCTCTGTGTCCAGATGGTCGTTTGCATGTCATTCCTGCTTTTGCTGAGCAAGTAGGACAATCTAAAGACATTGCACAAACATCACCACGAGTTGTGCCTTTGCACCACTCGCATTTTCTTTCATTTGCTTTCATGTCGCTCCCTTACATATCCACACACCCTGTGCAGATACATAAAGTATGACCTAAATCAAGGACATTGCGTGGATTTGTAGCAGTTATTTGATAACGAAATGATAACGATTATGCGTATGTGCGCTTGTTATATGTAAATGATCCATCTTGATTGACCGGTATTAACTCAACTTGATGACCTTTTTTGCCAAATTGGATTACCACAAATCCCATGTTCCAGTCAGCTGAATTATATTTAAGATATCCGGCTTGCCTCATGTCCATAAGGTGTCCAGCCTCAATGCCCCAAATAGTTGAATAACGCCCATTTAAGCCAGTTGTATGCCTCACAGCACCCTGCCTATGGGAGTGCCCACAAACGGTGTTTAAATGCCACTTTTTGGCAAGATTGAGGGCAGTTATGCCAGCATGCTTAGACATGTTGCCTTCATCCCCATGTGCCAAAAACCAGTTTTTTTCAAATGCCATTCCACGCCTGTGAAATTTTATGCCTAGACTTGCAAAATCCATAAACCGTTCATAGGTTAATTCTGGCAATCCAATCAATGATGGCGCACCTTTGAGCAATGTGGTGTAAAGCCGATCTGTATGGTTGCTCCTTACAATGTCTGTGGTGCGTAAGTCAAACAAAATATCTTGCGCAAGTTTTCTTTCGGCATCTAATGATTCTGTAAATTCTGCCTTTGTATTTTTTACCCAACGACTTTGTGCAGTCATGTCTAGCTCATCACCGGTATTTATCACATAATCAAACTTCTCATGATTGCCCATTTTAATCAGATTTTTAAGAGCTGCAACATGGTGCAACGGAATTTGTAAATCAGGAACTACTAAATACCTGCGATTAGGTTTAGTCGTCATCCTCATCCGGATCGATGCGTGGAATTATCGCATCAGGTTTATCGTTGGATATCCAGTCGGGCAAGGCGTTTGGCTCTTGCATAATCCAAAACGCCATTTCTTTACTAAACCCTGCACGCTTTGCAGCTGTGAATGCTTCATGTAATGTAATGAAATGCGTATCTAATTTGGTCAATTCACGAGTTTGGCGAACGACTCGACGATTGATCTTTTTGTGTTTGATAGGTTTTCGTGTGTTCGCCATAGGAAAATTATTGCTTACTAATCAAGACAAACAGATCATCAACACGCTTTTCTAATCTGGTAATTTGATCTTTGATGCTTGTGCCACCATTAGGTCGCAACTCATTGAGCCAACCTCTAACTAAGAAACGCAACCCGATCAGCACGCCTGTTAGCACAGCGCAAATGCCAGCCCCAAAGCCAGCCCATTCTGTTGGTGTCATTTGGCATTGACGCCATAGTCTGCTTCGCTCCCTGAATTTGGATCAATTGCTTTTGCTACTGGTGCAATCAATGCGCCAAGTAATACAGCAAACTCTGGTCTGATATCAGCAACAATTGCAAGTGCAACAGTTATGCCAGATGCAGCAACAGCTCTTAAATATGATTTAATTGCTGCCTTGTGTTTATTTGATAGTTTCATGCATCTCCTATGGTCGGGCAACTGCCATGATTAGTGAATAGTTGCGTTTGCGTAAATAAACACCATCGCCATTTGATTGACTGCCTTGCTTACCGGATGAGGTATTGCCCTCAATTACTTGCAAGTATTTTAACGCTGTGTTATTCCATTTGACAATGCCAACATGATCCGGCTCATCATCTTTGTCAAATTGAAAGAAAACGATATCTCCGGCTTTTGCCTGTCCTACTGGTATCAGCTTGCCAAGCATGGCAAACCATTTAAGTGCATGATCGCAGCTTGCAAACCCTTTACCGGATTGAGCTGCTATTGACCCGCCAAATCCTGCTTTGTTGTAGCACCAAGATACAAACATGGCACACCAAGGCTGATTGTTTAAGCCATACCACTTGCCATATTTTGTGTCATTGATCGGCTGCTCCTGATAGCCAATCTCAGCTTTAGCAATCTCTAATAATTTTGGCATAGTTCCTCAAGATTATGCTAAGAGTAATTTAGCCTCGTCAGCGGTTATGCCTAATTTGTCAAGTAATGCAGATTTGGCTGATGCATCTGCTTCCGCTTTTGCAATTTCGGCTTCTTGTGCCAATTCAGCATCAGCCCATCTTGCAATAGTTTCTGCATATTCATCCGCATCTAATTTAACAACTTCATCATTTACACCTTTATTTAAGGTTGGATGAGATTTTTTTAGTTCTTTTATTTTATCTAATTTATTCATTATGAGTTCGCCAATCCGTAGATTCTTGCTTCTCCGTCAAAATTACCTGATGCTGGCAATAACTTAAAACCTGTGATTGATGTAGTGTTTGAGGAATTGAATCCGCCAACATATGTTCCCATATTAGTTTGGTCATTAGGATTGTTTTGAGATTTAAGATTAGATGTTGCAGTTAAACCACCACTACCTCTTGATAGTTGGATTAAACCAGCAACACGCCCTTGTCCGTCTTCTTCTAACCTTGAAATGGTGGCTAACGAATTAGCATAACTTCCATAGCCAGTTACTGCTGCACCTGTGTGGCTTATTCTTAAAACACCACCTAATATACCACCCGTGTAAGCGGTATTTGTTCCAGTAAAAAATGAAATACCCAAAGTTGATGCACCTGCTGCATTGATGCGTTGGATACCTGATAAAACAATTAAATAATTGTTGTAAGTTGAGGTAAATACTGAAAGAAAATCCTGTGAAGCAACATTTCCAAAACTTACGGCACTAATTAAAGTCAATCCTGATGCTGAAACTGCAGGAGCAGCCCATTTTAATCCTGTTGCTTCCGCACTATCCGCTGTTAAAACATGTGTGTTTGTGCCAACAGGTAATCTTGCATCAAGAGTTGAAAATGTAAATAAATCACCCTTTGTTGTTAATGGTGTTTGATCGCTTGCTGTTGCCCATGCTGGCACACCCGCAACGACAGTTAAATGTTGTCCTGATGACCCAATCGGTATTCTTGTATTTACATTTGATGTTGATGAGCGAAAAGATAGATCGCCAAGAGTTGTTTCAGGATTTAAGTTTTTTGTGGTCGTATCAACAGATGAGCCAAGTGTGCGGATTGCTGATGCGCCATCCTTGACCAAAGCTGTATCGTCTGGAGTTGTCCAGCCGTAATTGGTAGTGGTTGCCATATTGTCCTATTCTCAGGATACGATTGTAGCGTATTCCCATGTCAAAGTTTGATCTATCGTTTGGAATGTTTCATTTATTGGAACAGTATTCCAACGCATTGCCACCTGACTAAATGCCACAGGCGACAGGTTTAGCGTTAAGAATAACTCGTTAAATCTTGTGCTCCATGACCAGCCCTCAACATACCCCTCAAACTCCCCGCCTGAGATTTGATCCGGCAGGTTTTGCAGGTTGAGCGGTTGCCCCATAAATACGCCAAGCAAGTTATCCCGATCTGCATTATCAATCTCTGGATTTGTAATGGGGAAGGTTATGGATTGGAATGCCGGCAATGGGAAGGCTCGCTGAGCAATGTAGCGATCTGCAACCTCTTGAGCATCAACAGCTGAATGGATGACCGAGTTTATGCTTTCGGCTTTGTAGCCGTATAAAGCAATTGATGATGCGCTGGTTGCAGTTTCCTGTGATCCAAAGTTGTTGCCATAATTGATGTATATGTCATTGCGTAGATCAGCTGCTCGAACGACAGTTGAAAGTCCTTGACCTAATGCATGGTTTGCATCAAGATCGACATATCCATTGGCAAGTAAGTAAGTCTGTCTGTGGTCTGCATCTGCATAACTGATGTCGCCATTGTTTTCCTCATACAAATAACCAAATGCTGAATTTGCTATTTGACTTGCAATGTTGTAAATGGTGTCTGGATCAGCTGCTCGGTTTTCCATTGTGTATAATCCAGCATCAATTGTGCCAAGTCCTTCATTACCGGCTTGCGCCCATGTTTCTGTTGCATCATAGGTTGCCCATGTTGTTGCTGCTGGCACATCATTCCAAGAGGCAAGCAATACACTTTGCAACAAAGTAAGAATTTGAGCACCATCCAAATCTTGAGAAAGTGTGTCATTGTAAATCTCTTTTGCTAATTTAACGAGCGAACCCATTGCAAGGATTGTGTAGGAAATAACTGTGGCAATTTGACCGGTTTGCGCAACCTCAACTGTGATATCAGTTATGTCGCCACCAAATAAATTTACATAACTTGCTGAACTGTCTTTGACCTGCAAACTCAAACTGTCATTGATGTCAAATGGCAATGTCTGTCCAGATAATGCAACAAGGCTAATTTGCAAATAAGATGGATTGGGTTGTGTATAGATATCATCTCGACCACTTTCGTGAGTGATGTCGCTGATTGCAATGTCTGTGTAATCAACACCGGCAACAGTAAGTTTCCAGTCAGGTGTCCAGACTGTCATTATCCGCCCTTTATGCCTGAGTTATACAGCTGTGGAACTGATCTTGATGCGCTTTGATTTAATACCTTTGCAACTGATCTAGCAGCACCCTCACTATCAACTGCTTTAACTGTAATGTTATTTATGACTGGTGCGCTGATCCTA